AGGCTATTCAGCGTAGCCAACATTGTCAAAGAAATTGGGATTTAGATAGACAAATTCCAGACGAAGACCTAGAACTTTTACATACAGCAGCTACTCAATGTCCGAGCAAACAAAATGTTGCTTTTTACAGAACCCATTTTATTACAAATAGGGAGCTGATTGAAAAAATTCATGATCAAACACGTGGCTTTAATACTCAGTATGGTATGGAAACCAATAGCCAAGTCCTTGCCAATCTTTTAGTGGTATTAGAAGAATATACACAATTAACGTCTGATGACATTTACCGTAATGAACAAACAGATGCTATTCTAAATGGACAATGGTCTGATTCGGATAAAATGACATTAAATATTGATCAGCATATGGCTGTTGGTGTCGCTGCTGGTTATTTAAATCTGACTGCTAGTATGTTAGGATATGCCACTGGATGTTGTGCATGTTTTAACGGTGATGCTGTTAGAGAGATTTTAGGCTTAGAAAACAGTCCATTATTATTAATGGGTATCGGATTCAAAAATCCAGAAATGAATCGTCGTGTACATCATACTAATCATGATTTTGTATTTCCAACCAAAATCAAGCAAGAAATACCTTTTAATGTTATTAGATAATTAACTTTGAAATAACACAGGCCCTGCTGTGCGGGGCTTTTTTTTCGATTGACATATTCATAATTCTGTAGTATAATATATTTTTAATAAAAGGAGCGACAAATGCCAGCAGTATTTTTAGTTAGCGATACACATTTCGGCCACGCTGGTGTATGCCGTTTCATGCGTAATGACGGTGTGACCAAACTTAGACCTTGGGATAATCCTGAGGAAATGGATGAAGAAATGATTAAGCGTTGGAACGAAACAGTTCGGCCTAACGACAAAGTATATCATCTTGGTGATGTGGTGATTAACCGCAAAGCATTGAAGACCTTGCACCGTTTAAATGGTGACAAGGTATTGATTCGTGGTAATCACGATATCTTCCGTGATGATGAATATAGACAACACTTCCGTGAGCTTCGTGCTTATCATATACTGAACGGAATGATTATGTCCCATATTCCAATTCATACAGAAAGTCTTGGTCGTTTTGGAACAAACATTCATGGCCATTTACATGCTAATCGTGTGATGATACAAAAACACGCCAAAGCCACACCTGAAATTGATCCAAGATATCATTGTGTTTGTGTTGAGCAAACTGATTTTAGACCAATTCTTTTTGAAGATGTTATCAAGCGAATCAAAGCAGAAGGTGGTGATGTAGGCTTTCACAATGGTAACGGGCCAACAATGTAATATAGATTATTTTTTGTGACGATATTCAACACAAATTAATTTTCTATTATTGATATCACCGATCCAAGCCGTTCTGACACACTCAGCTGTTCCATAGTTTAGTTTAACTTCTCGTTCTCTAACTGGTAATTCTTTTGCCACAGCTGATTTGTCATAGTGATGTTTTTCTCCTCCATGTGGCGGTAAAGACCAAGCTATGGTTACATAAAACCATAAAAATAAAACACCAATATTTTTCATATTAATGGTTTTTATGGTACCAATTTAGCGCATACATCACAGCAACAAATATCAAAACATAAACTAAATTGACTATCAACAAAGCAGTTACTATTCCCTTGTCTAGTAACCATTCAAAAGCGTCTTTGAATAGATTTAACATTTATCTTCCTGTATATCTTTGTGGTAATGATTCTCTTTGGCGTTGAGCTTCTGTTTTTGGTCGCCATTCTGTGCCAAGTTCTGGATATTTTTCAATTCTATCCTGCACAACATAAGCAATCATTAATCCAAATGTTGATGCCACCATTATAGCTACAAACCCTAGAGCAATCTCCATTCTTAATTTCTGTAATCTTCTTTTTTTTCTTTGCTTGTCCGCATAATCTTTTTGAATTTGTTTAACCATGAGGACTTTTTGTTGTTTCCCCATAACTTCCATCATTTCTTCTACTTCACTATGTAAAGCACCCAATTCAGGTGGACTCTGATATACCATTATCTCTCGTAATTCTGTTCCCATTTGTTCTAATTGTTTTCTCATTAGAACACGCTGTAATGCTCTTTTACCTAAACTAGCATCACCTTCATATACTTGACTCTTAGCCCGCTTTTCTTCTTCTTCAAAAATAGCCATGCATTTATAATAGTTGTCATAATATGCACCAAGATGTTCACCCAATTCAGTATAAATGCCAGTTGTTTCACCATCACGCTTATTCAAGTCAATGATACGATTTTTTTCTTCTGCAAATTGTTTACGTGCTTCAGCACTCGCAGGCTTTTCTGGCGGGTGCGCTGAATGAAACTGCTCGTCAAGGTCTTTTAGTACAGCCTTAACATCACCAGCAGCTCCTTTAATGTCTTTGTAGAGTTGACAGCCTTTTTTCACCGCAGCTACTGCGGAGTTGGCCATCATAAAGAGGGTGATTGGATCCATCTATTTTTTTATTTTGAATTGATAACAAAATTTCAAGAATGCCTGAACATTCGGATGTACCCATAACGCTATTTATCCCGCATGGGCAAGTGTTGTTTTAATACAACAGGGGGTATTGACATATGTCAAAAATCATGTATAATGGTCTTATTAAACAACGCAAAGGCAAAATCATGGCTTATATGAATCAGCAAAAAAAATCAGTTATCAAAGCAAACTTGGATAAAGCACTTAAAGGCACTGGTGTAAAATTCAGTTTATCGGTTCGCAATAATTCCTCAATTTGTTGCACGATTAAATCGGCACCAATTGACTTAATTGCTAATAGCAATGAAACTTGCGGTAAAGATTATTACCAAGTTGCTAGAGGTTTTCAACCTAACAATAACCGTTATGAACAGGTAAACCCGTATCACTACAAGGATCATTTTTCAGGCAAAGCTTTGGAAATAATTGACAAAATTGTAAAATCAATGTATACTGCTGATTACTATGACGAATCGGATGCTATGACAGATTATTTTAATACGGCATATTATGTTAGTGTAAATATCGGTAAGTGGGATAAACCTTTTGAGGTAAAATGATGCGTAAGGTAAAAATTGCCAATCTTGTGGCAAAAAACTCGGTTTATGATAAATCTGCGGATAAATTCATAAAGAAAATGAACTATATAATGGAACAAAAAATGACGATTCGTAAAAAAGCAATTGGTCGTAGAGTAGTTATTGACTTGACAGGCCCCGATGGAAATGCGTTTGTATTGATTCGCACAGCAAATAAATTTGCTAGGCAATTAAGTCTTGATGCCGAAAAAATTACTGCTGAAATGAAAAGTGGTGATTATGAAAATTTGGTAATGACTTTTGATAGGTATTTCGGGGAATATGTTATTCTTGAAAGGTGATTAGATGGCTCGTTCCTTAAATGCAAGTGAAATTTTTGCAGGATCTGAACCAAGAATTGATGGGCAACTAACGAAAGCAAATTTCCTTAGGTTGCTCAATTGGTATTCTCAAAATAGAGATTTGAAAGATTCCCAAAAATGGGCTGTTGAATATTTCAAAAAGAAATTAAAACAGCCTATTTCTATTTCCCAATTAAAAAATTCTCAAACCAATTTTGGATTCATTTGTCGGATGATATCCAATGGTTCAATACTGGATGAAAAAGACCAGATATGGTTTGATAATGAAATCAAAAGGATAAAAGAAACCAAAGAAGAGGTAATTGTTGAGATTGTTTCTGAAGAGGTTAAACCAACAATCAATATTCAAGATAGGATTCGTGAGAAGGCCTCAGATTGTATTGGTGAATTAAATGGTGCAATAGATGATTTTATAGTATCTGGTTTTACAGCAAACACTTCACCCTATGGAATCATGCATACAAAAGCTATCAAAGGTGTTCATGTATCGCATATTTTAAATTGGGCAAAAAAGTTCCGTTCTGAATTTGATGATGCATTGAATAGCAAAGATGACCAAGTGAAAGAAGGTTATTCTAATTTCACTAAACCGCAATTAAAGAAAATCATTGCGTTTGGTGATTTGATTATATCTGATGCAATGAAGATATCTGGTGAAGCATTATTGACCAGAAAACCAAGAAAACGAAAAACAAAGTCACCAGACGAACTGGTGGCTAAAATGAAATATTGTGATAAATTTGATGAATTAAAACTTGAGTCAATTAAACCAAGAGAGATTATTGGATGCTCTCAGTTATTTGTGTATAATACAAAAACAAGAAAACTTGGTTGTTATGTTGCCTCTGATTCTTCTGGTTTATCCGTAAAAGGTTCAAGTATCATTGGACATTCTGAAACAAAATCGGTACATAAAACTCTCCGAAAACCTGAAACAACTATACCTGAAGTATTAAAAGGCGGGAAAGTATTCCTGCGTAATGTTATTGCCGAAATTCGTGCTAAAGAATCTTGCCTCACAGGACGCATTAATTCTGATATAATACTGTTAAGGAGTTTGAAATGAGTGATTTTGAATATGATTATCAACGATTTGACCAGATTATAAAACTACTGTTAGAATCTGCGTGGATTAGACATGATGAAGAACTAGAGATTGGTGAAGATGTTTCTGACCAAAAAGAAGTTAAAATTATATTTGATGGTTATGGTGACTTAGAGGATGAAGATGAGAATGATGAATATCGTTACACAGAAGGCGGTAACAGGAACATGCAATCATTTGCTATCTTTATACATAATGATGCACTAACTGAAGGCTTTGTTTTTCCACCACATAATACATATTCATTTACCTTTGGTCGTGTGATTCAACACCGACCAGATGAAGAAGTTTGTATCTTTGCTTGGTATGATGTTGAAAGTGCTGAGTGGGATATTTTGCCACTTGAAGATAGATTATCAGAAGATAACTCTATGGATGCGGAAGATGTTATGAGAATACTAGAAGGATTACACCAAAAGTATTTTGTGTGATTTTGAAAAAAAGGAAATCGCTATTAGCGATATGTTTGTATTATGATTATTTTTGACTTTAATCAAGTTGCTATTTCCAACTTGATGGAACAAATAGGGTCTTCTAAGACCGCTGTTGATGAATCGTTGGTTCGCCACATGATTCTAAACACAATCAGGACTTATGTAAAGAAGTTCAAGGCAGAATTCGGCCCAAATATAATTATTGCTTGTGATAATAAGAAATACTGGCGCCGTGAGATATTTCCATACTACAAGGCAAATCGTAAGAAATCCCGTGAATCATCTGGTCACGATTGGAACTCTATCTTTGAATGCTTGAATAAAATCCGTGATGAATTGCGTGAACATTCACCATATAAAGTTATTGAAGTTGATACTGCTGAGGCTGATGATATCATTGCCGTATTATCAATCAAACATTCGGCTAATGAAAAGGTTATGATTCTGTCCTCAGATAAAGACTTTGCACAATTGCAAAAATATCCTAATGTTGAACAGTATTCACCTATTCTAAAGAAATTCATTAAAGAACCTTTGCCTTCTGCACAACTAAAACAGTTGGTAATTCGTGGTGACAAGAGTGATGGCATTCCAAACATCCTTTCTAAAGATGATGTATTCGTTGAAGGTGTTAGGCAGAAACCAATCACAGAAGCAAAAATCATTAACTGGATGAATCAGAAGCCAGAAGAATTTTGTACCGAAGAAATGTTGCGTAATTATAACCGCAATGAGATGCTAATTGACCTTACAAGAATACCCGAAAATTTAAAACAAAATATCATAGATACCTATGAATCAAGTAAAGGTCGTACTCGGCAAGAGTTTATGAACTATATGGTTGCTAATCGTCTTAAAAACTTAATTGAAGTGATTGACGAATTTTAAAGAGAAAAAAATGAATGATTTATTATATTCTGAAATAATTGAGCTATTTCAAAAAGCGGAAACAAGGAAAGATAAGATTGCTGTATTACAAAAATATGGAAGTTTTTCTTTTCAAGAATTTCTAATTTGTGCTTTTAATCCAGACATAAAATTTGATGTAGAAATTCCACAATACCGACCTGCTGTAGAACCAGCAGGATTAAATTTTACTTACCTTCATAATGAGATGAGTAAGATATACCGTTTTATTGTTGGTCATCCTAAACGTAGCCCAGACTTAACAGGTAAAAAACAAAAACAACTATTGACTGTTATTTTAGAATCTCTACATAAAGATGAAGCTGAACTTCTAGTTAAGATGTTTAAGAAAGATTTGGATGTGAAATATCTATCACAACAAATTGTCCGTGAAGCATTCCCTAATTTAAATATTCCAAAGAAATGAAAGTAGCCATTGTAACTCCTACTATTGCATCCGAGCATTTAGCTAAATGTATTGCCTCGGTTGATAAACAAACATACGAAGATATTGTGCATTATATCTTTATTGATGGTTGTCAGTATGAACCAAAGGCAAGAGAGATTCTTGTTGGTTCATCTAAGACCAGAATGATTGAATTAGAAGAGAATGTTGGTAAAGGCTGGTATGGACATCGTGTATATGCAGCTAGTTCATTCTTAGTTAATGCTGATATCATTTGTTACCTAGATGAAGATAATTGGATTGAACCAGAACATATACAGAAAATGGTTGATACAATTAAAGAAGGTAATCAATGGGCATATTCTTTAAGAAAAATATATGATAAAGATGGAAACTTCTTATGTGAAGATAATTGTGAATCATTAGGAAAATGGCCAGTACA